ATTTTTGGCATAAGTTCTTTGACCTTCCTTCTTCGATTAAACAAGTGTTCTTGGTACACGATGCTTATTTCAATGTAAGAGCTTCCAATATATCGGCTCTGAAAGATAAGATAATGTTTATGGCTTGTGCTCATTTAGCTGCTTATCAATGCTGTTCTGAAATAGGTATTCCGAGAAGTTTGCTATTGAATCCACGATACCTACCCAGCGGAGCTAAGATGACCGTGAAGATGATGAATAAACGCAAGGAGGACTTTTTTGCTGCTCATATGTTTAAGTCTATGAAGCATATGGAGGAGCTGATTGCTGCCGTTCCGTATATTCAGAAGGGAGAGGAGGAACGTTTCAAAGTAAAGATTGCTGGGACAGGCATAGAATATAACTATATGACCAGCGAGACGAAAACAAAGAGTAACTATATGTGTACTACGAAGCGTGACCCAGACCTTCCGAAGAAACTTGACGGCAAACTTTCTCTTTGGGATAGAGCCGAGAAGTTTGGAATGGAGTACATGGGTCAGATGTCGGGCGGTGAAGTTATAGATACTTTGAGAAATACGAAGTTTGCTATTGACCCATCTTGGGCTGAACATTATGCACGTTATTGTCGTACCCATATAAACGGCTTTATTATCGAAGCGATGTTATGCGGTGCTTATCCTGTTTTGCGTGATTATAGAGGACTGGCGAAGGTGGAAGGAAAGGAAATATATGACCCACTATTCGAGAACGTCAGAGCAATCATTATTCCGTGGGATGCTACTCCGAAAGAATTTGCTGAGGCTTTGAAAAAGGCTGCTAAAATGTCTCCTGCTAAATTCTTGAAAGATACAAAGTACAACTTTGAGTTAGTACACGAATTGTTTAATGCTACGAAGAATGCCGAAGAGATAATCAGACTGGTTAAAGGAGGAAGAAAGCTGGTAAGGAAAGAACTTGAAAAAGGCAAAGACTCACCGAATGTTAAGAAGATAACTCATGAAATCATGGAAGAGTTTTATCATATAGAACTTCCAATTGAGTGGGAAACGGATTGACGCAGTTATTATCTTTATCATAATGTCAATCATGTAAAATAAACATAATGAATTATGGCAAAGAAAGAAGAAACAATTGAAAAGGCTGTGCGCCGTCAGGTTGGCGATACCCACCCGAACGGTAAATGGGTTTGGACAGAGTATAAGCCTGGCAAGTTCGACTGGCGTCCAATCAAAGGTAAGAAAGCACAGCAATCGGGTGATGGTTCATCTTCGGGAGGAGAGGATGACGGAGCGACCAAGAAAACTCCTTCAAAGCCTTCCGCAGCGAAGGCGAAAGCTGGGAAGCCTATGAACTCCCAGCAATTATTGGTTTGGGCTCAAAAGACTTCTGACGATAACCTTCTCAAAGTAGCTAACAGCAAGAACGGAAACGCTCAAATGCGAAAGATAGCGTATGACGCTTTGGAGCAGAGAGGGTTTGATATGTCGCAGGTTGATACTTCGGGAACACTTGCTCAGCTCATGAAAATGACAGGCAAGAAGGGAGCTGCTGCGACTTCGGGAGACGATGATGAAGACACCGTAGCAACCGCTGCTGAAGGAGCAGACGTTGATATTGACGGTAATGAAGAAGAGGATGGAGACCCAAGCAAACCTGGCTTCCAAATCACTGAAAAGTGGTATCTTGATAAGAATGACGACCGTGTAAAGAAAGCATTCAACTTGAAGACAAAAGAAGGACGTATAAAGTACGACCAGTTTGTTTACAAGATGAAGAAGAAAGAAAAGGACTACAAAAATCCAGTAGAAGTCGTACAAGACTTGAACGAACAATATTTGGAGTTCTTGGATAACGATGAGCAACGCTTCATGATTTCTGCGGGCGGTGCTGGTATCGGTAAGTCATACGGATTCAACAAAATGGCGGAACTGTTAAACATGAAGCCGTTTGAAGAAGGAGACTCACCAGGTGATGGAGACTACGATATATTTGAGGCTCCTGACGTTAATTCAGGAAAGCAGTTGCTTAATATCCTCAAAGCTCACAACGGCAAAATCATTGTATTCGATGACAACGATAAGGTGTTAAAGAGAGCCGACTGTGCGAGTGTTATGAAGAAGGCTACTGCTACGACAGGCAGACGTGTCGTTGGTGACCCTGATGACGTCAAGCAAAACTTCGAGTTCACAGGACGTATTATCATCATGACGAACAAAGACCTTGCTGCGTTATCCGAAAGCGAGGATACAAAGGCAATCATAAGCCGTGCTATGATGGTATCTGAAATCTATATGACGGTGCCTGAAACTATCGAAGTAATGGAGAGCCGTTACCAAGATTATGAGTTCCCATCAGCTCCGAGACTTGACGATGAAGCAGCGGATAAGAAGGAACGTGATGAAATCATGAACCTTATTAAGAAGAACCAAAAGAACATTGACCCTTCTCAGTTCACCACACGTACATTCCAAGAAATACTTACCAACAAACGTAAAGTTGATAAGGCAAATGAGAAACGCTCTAATCCAGCATTTGCTGCCCTTATCGGTAGTAAGAATAAGGACTGGAAGGAAGTCGCACTGGGAGTGCTTACGAAGGCAGCAATGAATGACTTCGGTGGCGTAGAGCCGAGCGATGAACTACTGAAAGCCGAAGAGGTTTTGTTTGAAAAGGGTGAGTGTCCTGAAGATGATGGAGTTGATTACACTGTTGACGAGCCTGAAGAGGAGATTGACGATGTAGAGAAAGCGGAGGAAGTTCTGTTTGATGAGGATGATACCGATATTTTCAAGGCTGACTTCTCCGAGAAGGAACGCAAGAAACTTGCTAAGAAAAAAGAAGCAATGCCTGACGGTTCATTCCCTATCCGTAACACTTCGGACTTGAAGAACGCAATTCAGGCTGTCGGCAGGGCAAAAGACCCAGACAAAGCTAAAGCGTGGATTAAGAAAAGGGCAAAAGCTCTTGGTAAGGAGGACTTGCTGCCTGATACTTGGAAGGCTGAGGACGTTCTCAACTTCGGAGAAGAAGACATGGACTTACAAAAAGCAGAATCAATTCTATTCAGTAAATAACAATGGAAGAAATAAAGAAAGCGTTGGAAACTATTGCTCTCAAAAACTCTGAGGGCGTAGTTCCCGATGACCTTCTGATTAAGGCTTGCGATGCTTACAAGATAAAGTCCGATGATTTTCTTGACGACTATGATTATCATGTATGCGTCGCAAAGTCTTTGTACGACCATCTCAACGGAATAGAGCCTGATGAAGAAATTTGTAAGGCAGTAGTTCCTGGTCAAACGAAGGTTGTCGATGGAGTAATGTATATTTATACCGCAACACCTGGTGCTAAGACTAAGTATGATTGGCGAGTATTCAAAGGCAAGAAGAAGGTTGGTAAGCAGGTAGATGATACGAAAGCTAAGGCAAAACAACAATATATCAACGACCTATTTCCAACTGATTTAAGCACTCTGAAAGTAGTTAAGAAGTTAGGAGGTAGCACTGGGGCTCAATTGGTAGAAGATGCTAAGGGCAATCAATACGTGATGAAGAAAGGCACGAACACTTCCAGTGACCACGTTCGTACCGAGTATTTGACTAATCAGCTGTATGACCTTCTTGGTCAACGAGTTCCTGACTTTGAGCTTTATGAGGAGAACGGAGAAGCGGTG